CAGGTGTCGCTGGGCGATCAGACCGCTGAAGGCACTGCCAATGCCGGGTCAAATTTCACAATATCCACTTTTTCCGATGCAGGCGCGTACGTAGGCAGTCCGTTTCTTATTGAGCGCGCCTCTGGTTACCTCCGGTTGAACGGCAACGGAGCCACTCCTACCACAGCATCCCCTGCGCCTTTTGGTCACAGTCAGGTTGTGCTCAACAAGGCTGGATCGACAAAAGCATGCAATATTGTTGGTCAAAACAATGCTTTGCCTAGATGGGAAATTGATATTGGAGACACCACCGCAGAGAGTGGCAGCAATGCCGGATCTAATTTTGGCATAGCAAGGTTCAATGATGCTGGTGCAGGCATAGACTATCCGTTCTCCATACTTCGTTCATCTGGGATTGCCACTTTTTCTAAAGCCGTAGTCGTACAAAGCTTCGACAATCTAGGTCAGCTTCGCCTTGTTGGCGGCAACTATGGCGCTGGCATACGCAATGATGGCGCAAGCTGCTACCTCTTGCAGACTGCGGTGAGCGACCAGTATGGGGCGTTCAGCACTGCCCGTCCGTTCTCGTGGAACCTGTCCAACGGCGCTGTTAATATCGATGGCGGCGCTGCTGGAACTACATTTGGCGGCGCAATATCTACATCAGGTCAAATATACACTAGCGGAAGCATAATAGGCAGCGGTATTTATGCTTCTGGCGGTCAGATGACCGTACAAACTAGCGGCGCTAACGGGTACATCAATCAATGCGACGCTTCTGGCAATGGCGGGCAGTTCAGAAACCTTACCATACGCGGGTTGGACGCTGGCTATTCTGGGCAAGTCAACTTGAGCGCGATAACCCTCGCTACGGCTCTTGTTACGTCCAACGGGATTATTGACGCTACGAATGGTTTTCGGTGCCGCCTTGGCGCTCCCGGCGGCGCGCTGGGCGCAAACGTGTTCAGCTACTTCTGGAACACCGACAACCATCTCTACGGCTCTGTGGACGCCACCAATCTGGGCTGGATCGCGTGGTCTTCCGACTACCGCATCAAGCGGGACATTGCGCCGCTGCCGTCGATGTGGGACCGCGTCAAGGCGCTGAAGCCGATCAGCTATTTCCATAAGGATTGGACGCCAGAATGGGAGGCGCCGAAAGAAAATGGCGATGCGCCCGATCCACTGTTCAGGGACGATGGCGTAGAGAACTGGGGCTTCGTCGCGCACGAGCTTCAAGAGACGCTGATCCAGAGCGCGGCGACCGGCGTCAAAGATGAAGCCGGTCTGGTGCAGGCGCCCAACCCGTGGACGGTGATCGCGACGCTGACCAAGGCGCTGCAAGAGGCAATGGCGCGCATCGAGGCGCTGGAGGCAAGGCCATGACAATCGACAGAGAGTTTTTCTTCGACGCCGTCCGCGACGAACTGTTCAGCGGCGGGATGGCGCAGTCTCAGGTGGACGGCATGAACAATCTGCTCAACATCTGGGAAGCCGACTATGCCGCCGCCAACCCGCGCGACGGCAAGATGTGGCTGTCCTACGGGCTGGCGACCGTGTACCACGAGAGCGCGCAGACCATGCAGCCCATCGAGGAGTATGGCAAGGGCGAGGGCCACAGCTACGCCGACCCGGACGGCCCCTACGGCCAGTCCTATTACGGGCGCGGCCACGTCCAGTTGACGTGGTTCGAAAACTACGAAAAGGGCGAGGCTGTCTTCAAGGAAAAATTCGACCGCAATGTGCCGATGGTCAAATACCCGCACCGCATGCTCGAGGAAGAGACGTCGGCGGTGATCCTGTTCGAAGGCATGATCGACGGCTGGTTTACCGGCGTCGGCCTGCCCGACTTCTTCAGCGCCGAAGAGGGCGAGGAAGATCCCTACAACGCCCGCAAGATCATCAACGGCCTCGACAAGGCCTCGACCATCGAGGGCTATTATTGGGTGTTCAAAGAGGCGATTCGAGATGCGGAAAGCAGTGTTTAATGGATCGGTCATCGTCGCCGTCCTGACTGCCGCAGCCAACGGCTCCATCGAGTGGCCGGGGGTTCTCGTCACGCCTGAACATATCGTGCAGATCCAGAAGGTGCTGTTCGCCGCGCTCAGTATTTGGGCGGTCGCATTGCCATTCATCTTGAAGGCGAGCAATGCTATTGATGATGCTGCCGTTAAAAAGGGACCGCCGTCATGACGGGGATCAGCGAACCGCTCACCTATAACAGCTACGTCTCTGCCATCGCGACCCTTGCTGTCGTCCCGACGCAGGGAGACAGCGGTGGCGTGATGCATTTCACCGAGCCGAATCTCGATGGCGTCGTCCCACAGATGCTGAATTACGCGGAGCTTCGCATCCAGCGCGACCTTAATCACCTGGCGTCGCAGAAAATGCGCTCCTACGCGCTGGCGGATGGCTCCTGGGAATTGGACATCCCCTTCGATGATCTCGTCACCGTCCAAAACATCACTCTCGCGGGGGTGACCGACACCACTGTTTTCTCCGCATTGACGCCGGTGTCGAAAGAGTTTTGGCAAACCGTTTACATTGATCCCGACTATACCGCCGTCCCGAAATATTTCACGCCTGTCGGCGGCGAGTTAAATCCGGCGGGCGCCACATATCACATTTACTCCATTATGCCGAAGCCAGATCAGCCGTATAAGGCTTATGTCACAGGCACCGCGCGCATGCCCTCGCTGTACATGAAAAAGAACTCTGAGCCTAACAGCGGAACAACCTTCATTTCGAGCCAGATGCCTGATCTTTTGCTGATGGCGAGCATGGTGTTTTTGAGCGCGTACCAGCGCAACTTTAGCTCGGCAGGCTCCGATCCGCAGATGCCGATCAATTACGAGACGCAATACCAGACCCTGCTGAAGGGCGCGATGGTGGAGGAAATGCGGCGCCGCTTCTTGATGGTGCCAGGGTCGAGCGATGCGCCGTCGCCGGCGAATATGAAGGGCTGACCCATGCCGCACCAGGTTCTCAAAGTCCAGCCCGGCGTCAACACCAACGAGACGCCTGTCCTGAACATGGCCGGCATTTCGGAATGCGACAAAATCCGCTTCAGGCAAGATCCAGCCGGCTTGGGCCTGGTCGAGAAGCTGGGCGGCTGGACGCGCTTCTACACCGGCGTTTTCGATTACGCCGTGCGCCATCTCTTCGTGTGGCAGGAAATCGACATCGACAAGTTCGTGGCTGTCGGGATGGCTGGCCTGGGCGGCGTCGAGCTTTTGCGGGCGCAGGATGAGCTTAATCCGATCACCGGTCTGCCCACGGGTTTCTCGACAGCGACGCCCAGCGGCGCCCTGCCTCTCACGCCGCTGTTCAGGAATACGGACGCTCCGAACACTACGATCCTGGTTTCGACCGTGGCCGGCAGTCCGTTCGTCTCCATAACCGATCCATCGCTCGACCAGATCCACACCACGGATTCGGTCTATTTCGCCACCCATGTCGCCGTCGGCGGCCTTGTCCTGTTCGGGCAATATGCGGTCTACGCGACGACGTCTTTCACCAGCTATCAGATCGTCGCGCGCACGGTGCTCGGCGCGCCGCAGGCGGCATCTACGACTGCGGGTTCGACAACCGCTGTTCCGCCGCTCTTCACCACGGCGACCAACAGTTATGAAATTACTGTCACGCTGCCGAAACACGGCTACGTGGTTGGTGATGTCTTCCCGCTGCTGATCGCCACCGCCGTCGCCAACATCACGCTCGCGCCGCGCGAGTACGAGATCCAGCGGATCACCGACGTGGATCACTTCGTCATCCTGGCGAACGAGATCGCGACGTCAGGCGCGTCGGCCTATCCGAACGGCGGCAACTTCCGCCTGATTTATAATATCGGCGGCGCCCCCAGCAACATCATCAGCGGCTACGGCGCCGGCATTTACGGCGGCACGGCTGGAGACGGCGGCTATGGCCGAAACAGTGGCGGCGCGCCGACAGCGCCAGGAACGCCGGCCTCGGCCACGGATTGGAACTTCGACAACTGGGGCAGCATCCTGCTCGCCAGCCCCAGGAACGCCGTCGTCGATGGCATTCCGGTGTCTGGCATCTACCAGTGGGAGGATGAGACAGGCGCCAAGGTGCTCGCGGTGATCGCGGAGGCGCCGCCTTGCAATGATGGCTTTTTCGTCGGCATGCCGCAGCGCCAGATTATCACTTGGGGTTCCAGCTTCACCGGCATCCCAGACCCGCTGCTCGTCCGCTGGTGCGACGTCAACGATTACACCGTTTGGGCGGCGACGATCACCAACCAGGCCGGATCTTACCGCATCCCGAAAGGCTCCAAGATCGTCGGCGCCCTCCAGGCCGCGCAGCAAGGCATCCTCTGGACCGATATCGGCGTCTGGTCGATGCAGTATATCGGCCAGCCCTACATCTACAGCTTCAATGAACTCGGCACTGGCTGCGGCATGCTTGCGCAGAAGGGGGCGGGGGCGGTCAATGGCGTGGTCTACTGGATCAGCCACCGCCAGTTCTTCATGCTGTCGGGGGCCGGCGTTCAACCAGTCCCGTGCCCCGTCTGGGACATCGTCTTTCAGAGCATCGACCGCCGTTATTATGACAACGTCCGGGTCGCGCCCAATTCGATGTTCAATGAGATCTCCTGGTTCTTCACCTCGGTCAATTCCCCAAATCACGAGAACGATTCCTACGTCAAGTTCAACTACGTGCTGAACGCCTGGGACTACGGCACGATTGCCCGCTCGGCATGGGTCAACCAAAGCGTCCTCGGCTCTCCGATGGGCGCGGGCGTCAGCCCGGAGGATGGTCAGATCCGCCTGTTCCAGCATGAGCGGACGCCCGACGCCGACGGTCAGCCAATGCACTCGTGGTTTGCGACCGGCTATTTTGCGATGGCGGAAGGCGACAGCAAGATTTTCGTCGATGAGATCTGGCCCGACATGAAGTGGGGCGCCTATGGCGTCACCAAGAATGCGACGGTCGATCTGACGTTCACGGCCAAGGATTTTCCCGCTCAAGACCCGCTGATGACGAACAGTTTTTCCTTCACGGTGGGATCGACTTACGTCACGCCGCGCCTTCGCGGGCGCTTGATGCAGGTGACCCTTGGGAGCAATGATCGCGGATCGTTCTGGCGCCTCGGCGGCATGCGGTATCGCGCAGCGCCAGACGGGAAATACTGATGACAGCTTCTCTTGGCGACCTCCTCTCCGCAGCCAAAAACATCGCGCAGGCGATCAATGACGCGGCGCGGGCCTATGTCGGCGTCCAGGGTTCCCAGGTGTCGCTCACGCTAACGGCTCCTACGCAGGTCGTTCATGGCGCGGGACGGGTCGCCATGCTCAATGTGCATGCGGCGGGATCGACTTCAGGCAACCTTTGCGACACTACCGATGTCGGCAACAGCAACAACCCCAAGCACATCATCGCCACGATTCCGATGAGCGTCGGCTTTTATTTTGTCAACACCACCTTCAACGATGGACTGCTCGTTTTGCCTGGGACGGGCCAGTCGGTCACCGTGACCTATTCGACCGGATCGGCGGCGGGCAACCAGTCGTCCTCCGCTGCCAACCAGGCGAGAGGACGCTGACATGCCACTGATCAAATCCGGATCCAAGGAGGCCGTCAGCCAGAATATCAGGACGGAGATCGGCGCCGGCAAGCCGCAGAAACAGGCGGTCGCCATCGCCCTCGATGTCGCGAGGCGCGCACGGGACGCCGGCGGCGGCATGCCGACGCTCTCAAAACTGGACACGCCGCCTGATGTTCCGAGCACGGTTCACGCGCACCTGTCGGCCAAGGTCCACACCGGCCCGATCCACAGCGCGGTCGCGGGCCGCACCGATCACCTGCCCGTCCATGTTCCGAGCGGCAGCTATGTCATTCCCGCCGACGTCGTCAGCGGCATGGGCGAAGGAAACACTAATGCCGGATTCAAGAACATCAAGCGGATGTTTGGTGGCCTGCCTCGTGGGGCCGGCGAGCAACCCTATGATCATAAAGGCGGACCTTATGGCGCTGGGTCTGCTCCCTATAACATCGATCCCAGCAAGCCCTATGGCGAACCGCTACCTAGTGGGCATGCTGCTGGCGGGAAAACCGGTAAGGATGTCAAGGTCGTTGTGGCAGGCGGCGAATACACGCTGACGCCTGAAGAGGTGATGGCGGCGGGCGACGGCGACCTGGATCGCGGCCACCGCGTTCTCGATGATTTTGTCAAACAAATGCGCGGCCACATCGTCAAGACGATGTCAAAGCTGCCTGGACCGAAGCGAGACTAGAGCAATGAGCGACATACGAGTGAGATACGGCGTTCCAGCCGACGTGCATAATTTCATGGACCTGACATCCATGTGCGCGGAAGAGAACGGGCTGCTCGCGGTGAACACCAGGAAAGTGCTGGAAGAGGTGTGGGCCAGCCTGAACTGGGACCACGGCGTGATCGGCGTGATCGAGGGTGACGAAGGCATGCTGGAGGCCGGCATCCTGCTCCGCGTGGACACCACGCCTTATAGCGTCGAGGAAGTCCTGTGCGAACGCGCGATCTACGTGCGGCCAGAATTTCGCAAAGTGCAGCGCAGCCTTTATCAGGGCGGGCGCGCCAGCTATCTGTGCGAGTTCGCCAAGAACGCCGCCATGCGCCTCGAATTACCCCTCCTAATCAGTATTTTGTCAACGCACCGCGCTGCTGGTAAGGTGAGACTTTACGAGCGGCATTTCGGGACGCCGGCGGGCGCCTATTGGCTTTGGAACGCGAAGACGGGCCATAAGCAAGAAGCTGCGGAGTAGGCGTCATGGGCGGCAAGACACAGCAGGCTTCGTCTCAGGTCACGATACCGCCGGAAGTCCTGGCGCGCTATAACGCGGTCAACGCCAATGCGCAGCAAGTGGCGCAAACGCCCTTCCAGCAGTATTCGAGCGATCCGAACGCCTTCGTCGCGCCGATGACCACGGCCCAGAACATGGGCCTCCAACAGACCGCGAACTATGCCAACGCCGCGCAGCCCGGCTTGCAGACGGCGATGGGCATGACGCAAGGCGCGATGGGGTCAGCGAATCCGTGGGATCTGAACTCCGATCAGATCAACAAATACATGAACCCGTACACTCAGAACGTCACCAATCAAATGGGCGCTCTGATGAACCAGCAGGCCCAGACGGCGCAGTCGGGCCAACTGGGCAACGCCATCAAGACCGGCGCCTTTGGCGGCGACCGCAGCGGCATTGTGGCGGCGAACCTTCAGCAGCAGAATGCGCTGGCCTATGGCAACGCCATGGCGCCGGTGCTCCAGCAGGGCTACAACACGGCGCTCCAGACCGCCACGGGGCAGCAGGCGCTCGATCTGCAAGCGCAGCAGGCCAACCTGGCGCGGCAGATGCAGGGTGCGGGCCAGTACGGCCAATTGGCCGGCGCGCAGCAGCAGGCGGGCCTCGCCGGCGCGCAGGCGATGATGGGCGCGGGCCAGGTGCAGCAGCAGACCCAGCAAGCGGGCCTCACTTCGCTCTACAATCAATTCCAGCAGCAGCAGTCTTATCCGTTCCAGACGGCGCAATTCATGGCGAATATTGCGGAGGGCACCGGTTCGCTGTCGGGCCAGACGACGAACTCCACCCAGCAGGCGCCGTTCTTCTCCGACCGCAAGTTGAAGGAAAACATCAAGCGAATCGGCACCGCCAAGAACGGTCTGCCGATCCACAGCTTCAACTACAAGGATGATCCGGAAAAGCTCACCCGCCTCGGCTTCATGGCCGACGAGGTCGAGAAGAAACATCCGGAGGCGGTGGGCCTGGCCGGCGGCTATAAGACCGTCGATCACGAGAAGGCGATGAAGAGCGCCGGCGGCAGCGTCACTGACTTCGACCAGGGTCGAGCCTATGATCGCGGCGGCTTCGACCTCGGCGGCGCTGCCAGCACCTATGACCCGTCCTGGCAGTCTGTCGCCCAGCGGCACATGGCGGGGTTGCAGGGTCAGCAGCAGGGCAGCGGCAGCACTTTGTACGGCGGCAAGAGCCGTCACGTTCCAACGACGTCTGGCGCTCGCTACAGCCTGCCGAATGCGCCTGGCATGCCGGCGGCAAAGCCGTCAGGTCTGAACCAGGCTGTCGGAACGGCGCAGGCGACCGTGGGCCTCGGCCAATCGCTTGGCGACGCCTATAATAAGTACACCGGCAAGGATCAGCCTGCCGCCACGACCACCGCGCCTGCTGCTGGCGGTGCGCCTGCCACGCCTGCCGCGCCTGTGGTGGCGAACAAAGCGCCTGGCACACCCGATCAACCCGACGTCACATATTTGCGCCGTGGCGGGTTGGCCACCGGCGGCAGCGAGCCTGTCGTCATCGCTGCGGCGCCGCCTGCCGCCGTCGCTTCATCTCAGGGCCTCGCGGCGCCTGGCGTTGCCGATGTCGTTACGCCGACGGCTCAGTACCAAGAAGGATTGGGCAAGGCCCAAGATGCGCAAGTGCGCGCGAACGACATTCAGCAGGCTGACCGCGACGCAGCAGCGAAGGCTGGCATGTCGTTCAAGCCCGACTGGGACAATGGTTTCCTGGCGCAAGCCGATCTGGCCCGTTCGATGGGCGTCTATGGATCGCTGAACGGCTATCACGACCCAACCCATGGCGGGTCGTATCTCGGTTTCGCGGATGGCGGCGCGGCCAGCACGGATGAATACAAAGCCCCCGATCCGAACGCCACTCAGGACACGACGAAGCAAAACATTCCGGACGTGCATTCAACCTACAAGTTGCCCGATCCGCCCAAGCCGCCAGGCGGCAGTGGAAAGAGCGGAGCCGGCCAGGCGCTGGGCGCCGCCAAATCGCTTATGGGCCTCGCTTCCCTCATTCCCGGCGTCGGCGCCGTCACTGCTCCCCTTGGCGCCGTAATGGGCGCGGGCGAGGCGTTGGCCGGCGCCAGCGGCGGTCTGATGGTCGCTGGCCGGCGCCGCAAGCGCAAGGGCCTGGCCGCTGGCGGTCAGGGCGAGGGCGTCGATTACATGAGCGAAGGTGCGCAGGGGCGTACATACGATGACCCAGAGCAGCAAACTGCCCTTAATCTGGATCGCATTAAGGATCTTGAGGGCGAGAACAGTCAAACCGGTCTGGGCGGTAAGGGCAATAGCGTAGACAACATGAGCGAGGCCAATCAAGGTCGCATGGCCCCGAATGATACAGAAGCGCAAGACGCATGGCGATTGGAGCATATTCCGCGCGAAGATTTGCACAAGGAAGTACCGCCGGAAAGGTTGGCAAAACTATTCCCGCCGACGCAGGAAACGCCGCCTCCAGGTGTGCTTGGCCCGTGGTCGAGCCAATCCGCGTCTGCTTCTGTTCCTAATTCGGGCGAGCGGCTGCTCAACACGCAGCCAACTACGCGCGATGCCCAGACTGGCGCGGCGCCGGTCGAAGGGTCTGGTTTCGACAAGCCGCTCAATCTCGGAAGCGGGCAGCTATATCAAAGGCCACCGGATGTTCCGGCCACGCCTGAACAGGCTGCGGCGGCGAATGCGTTGCGCAGATCTCCTGAAGCTGCCGCGCTTGCAGGCGCGGAGGAAGCGCGTCAAGGCAAGGCGGCGGATGCTGTAGCACGGGAGAAGGATTATCAGGCGCGTCATGCGCAATCGTGGACGGATTCGCTGACGGGCGTGAAGCCTGATCTGGCGCCTGAAACACCTGAAGAAGAGAAGGCCCGCTTCGCCCGCTACGATTCGACCACGCCGACGACACGCGAGGAAGCTACTGCTGGTCCGATCACGCAGCCTGGTCTTAGGCCGTCAGACGTCGCCGCGCTCGCTGACAAGCCGGCAAATCTCGCGACCGCCACGGCTCCTGCTGCGGTTCAGGCTGAAGTCCCCGCAACTCACGAAGCGGGCCTGGTGCTTCCGCCCGAAGCCAGAGGCGCGCCGCCTCCAGGGGTGACCGACGCCCGCACGTTCCCGCTGTCGCCGGCGCCGCTTGGCGGCGATGTCGCGCAGCCTGCGGCTCCTGCCCCCGTTGTGAAGCCTGCGGCCCCTGCGGCTCCCGCAAGGGTGGCGCCGACGCCTGTGGCGCATCCCGCCGCCGGCGCTGGCGTTGCGCCTGCCGGCGCAGCGGCCAGGGCGCCGACCGACGCCAACGGCAATCCCATCGAGCAGTTCTTTGGGGGCCTCGGTCGCGGTGTGGGCGATTTCTTCCACGGCGTCGGCAACATCTTCACCGGCGGCGCCCAGCAAGTCGGCAACGTCGTCAACAGCGCGGGCCAGACGGTCAACAGGGCCGGCCAGGCTGTCGGTAGCGCGGTCAGCAATACAGCCCAGGCTTTCGGCAATGAGATTGGCGGGCGCTACAACGAACTGATGAACGGTTCGCCAAAGATGATGTCGCCTGGTGGAAGATTTAACGCCCAAGGCGTCGATCCGCGCCTGCTCAATAACATCACGGAAGCTACGAGAGGTCTGCCACAAGGTTGGCATGCGCAACTCGAATCCGGCTTCCGCAATAACGATCCGCGCCAGCACGGCAAGGGCGCGGCGGTCGATGTCGCGCTCTACAACGAGAAGGGCGAGAGGCTTGCTAATTACCAAGACCCGACCACCTTCCGCGCCTACGAGAAATTTGCACAGGATTTCAGGGCGGCGCAGCAGCACAACAATCCCGAACTGGACAAGGCTACGCGCTGGGGCGGCTACTTCAGCGGCAAGGCGGTCCAGCCTGGTCAAAAATACGATGCCGAGCATCCCTACGGCGCCGTCGATCTGATGCACTTCGACCTCGGCGGGCGGGAAGGCCTCGGCATGCTTGGCGGCTCGTGGGAAGGCGGCATGACAGCGAAGCAGCATGCGCTGTTTCCCGGCGCCACGTCTGTCGGCATGGGTCAGCGCCCGTCTGGCGGATATCCGACGGCAGTCGCTACCGGCGCCGATGGCTCCAGGACCAGCGCGACGGGGCAGATCCAGCCGGGCTATCACAATGGCGTTCAGGGCATCCTCTCGCAGGAGGAATCCTTCCGCGACAAGCCGTACTGGGACAAATCTGCCGGCGGTGGGGGCGCGTGGGCTATTGGCTACGGCACTCACCAGATCGCGGGCGCCGACGGCAAGATGCGCCCCGTGCAGCAGGGCGATACCATCACGCCACAAGGCGCCGCGCAGAATATGGTGCAGCGTCTGCAAACGGAGTTTCTGCCGAGAGCGGTGCAGAAAGTCGGGGGCCTCGATACCTGGCGCGCTCTGCCGCGCAATGTCCGCGACGGCCTCGGCTCGACCATTTGGAACTACGGCAACCTGCCTGATCGGGTCGCTTTCGTGATCCGGAATGGCGGCGGTCCCAACGAGATTGCGAACGCGGTGTTGCAACTCGGCGGCAGGACGGAGGCGGCCCGCGAGCGCCGCGCGCGTGAAGCGGCGCACATTCGTGGTGGAGGTTGACAATGGCTGACCCAACGACTGACGACGTCATGCTGGGCACTAATGCCGGCGCTCCTGCACCCGTGGCGCCGGCTAAGATCGATTCAGATCCTGTCGTCGCCAAGGCCTTGCCCGTGGCCAGGGACGCAGTGTCGCCGCCCTTGCTCGCGCGCAAGCCTGCTGATGCGGCGCCTGCGGACGATAAGGGCGGTGGCCAGAAGGGCGGCGATTGGTTCGGGCAGAACCGAAGCTGGCTGATCCCGCTGTTGAGCGGCGTTGGCGGCATGGCCTCTTCGAACAGTCCCTACCTCGGCACCGCCCTTCTGCAAGGACTGGGCAAGGGCGCGGAGGCTTATGCCGGCGAACAGCAGGCGGAAGGCAACCTGGAGCACACCCAGGCCGGCAATCGCGGCATGAACATCGAAAACCAGCAGCGGGCTGTGGATCTCGGAAAGAGCGGCATTTGGACAGACAATGCCGGCTTTGATCGGGTCACCACGGCAGATGGCCGTTCCATGCTTTTTGCTACGTGGCTTCAGAAGGACAAAGCAGGAGAACATATCCCGCTTGTTGGCGAAGACGCGGTGCGCAGTTCACGGAAATACCTGGGCGAAACCAAGACGCCTGACGTATATGGCGGCGGCGCGAAAATCGCTGGCGCTCCTGATGCGCCGGTCGCCCCCAGCGCGCCGGTCGCCCCCAACGCGCCTGGCCCAGCAGGCGGCGCTGATAACGCCGGCGCTCCTGGCCCAGCAGGCGGCACTGACGGTGGCGGCGGCAGTTTTCTTCCCACAGCCAAGCCCCTTCCGCCGAAGACGGAAGAGGAAGCCGCGACAGCCGTTGGCGACAAGGGCCGCGCGATCATGGCCGATGCGCAAGATCGCTACATGAGCAACACCAAGGACTACAATACTGCAAAAGCAGGGTCGCAAAAACTTGCCGATCAGGTGTCCGCAGAAGCGGATTTCGCCAAGGGCCAGCGCAGCAATGTGTACGCCCTGGGCGATAAGCTTCTTTCGCTGCCCGAAGAAGGCTTTTTGAAGCCTGACATTGCGGGCGATGTGACCAACAGGGTTGGAAATTACTGGAACGCGGCGATGGACCGTTTCAGCAAATTGTATCCTGATTTGGCGCAATACAAATTTGATGAGCATGACTTGGGGACTAAAATAGCGGCTGATAAATACTCGAAAGGGCTGGCGTTTCTCCAGGCCCATGGCATGGGTCAGCAGTCTCTCGGCGGTCTTCAGGAGGCTATCGGCATTGTCCCCAGCGGCGGCATGACCAGAGACGCTGCAATTCAAGTGCTCTCAGGAATGGCCAAGGGCCAGCAGCGAGCCATCGACCGCGATGCCTACCTCAATGATTGGGAGAAGACGTCGCAGCATGATAATGCGGGGATGCCACGTTGGACCGCTAAAGACGCCATGCGCGCTTTCGAGGCCGAGCACGGAGATCGCTACGGCAAAGAGGGTGCGGCGTTTGAAAAAGTGCTCCGCATAAAGCACAACACCACGAAGAAGAGCATGTTCTCCGACATTTACAGTGGCGCGACGCCTGCGTCGGAAGCGGACAAGGCGACAGGCATCAAGGCCATGTCTCGTTGGTTCAAAAACTATTCGGGGTAAAACACCATGGCGCAGGCGTCAGAATACAGCATCGATCCTGTGGCGCCGGCTCCCGTTGACGCTCCTGCGAATGTGACTGCGACTGCTCCGAAACCTGGCGGCAACACTGCCGCTGACTACGGCGACGATCCTGTCGATTCCTCGAAATCGGGCGCGAATGCAAAGGTTGCGACGCCCCAGCCGCCGCCCGATTACGCCAATATGTCTGGTTGGGATGTCGCCAAAGGCACCGCCAAAGCTCTTATTCCGTCAGCAGCCGCGAAAGTGGGCGACGTAGTTTCAGGCTTGGGCAGCGCGGCCAAGCATGTCTATGACACGCATGAGCTTCCCGGCAAAGATCTGGTTCAAGGCGCCGATGCATGGGTTAACAGGAAGCTTTCGGACTATGCTCCCGAAACCATGAAGATGGTCAATAAGGCGATAGGCTACACGCCGCCTTCAGACGCGGAGTACGAGGCGAAGGTGAAGCCGGCGACCGAAGCCGCTTCTGCTGCTTACCACAGCACCGTGGACCCCTTCACATCGTGGCCTAAGTTTGCTGAAAAGATGACCACAGATCCTATAGATCCGCTGCTCAACGCCGCCAGCGTGGCGATGCCGGTTCTGCGCGTGGCCAGAACTGGAGCCGAAATGGCTGGCCTAGCCAAGGGCGCTGGAGCCGCCGCCGATCTCACCAAGGTGACGACCCCCGGCGAGCTAGGCCAGGCTGTCCACGGCGCCGCGTCTGAGGCGCTCGCCGCGAAAGATCTCGCTTATAAGAAAGCTTTCAGCCACACCGCTACGTTTGATCCTGCTGCGGCTCAACCCATCATGAGCGAAGTGCAGGCCAACCTTGCGAAGACGCCGAACTTCCCAGGCTTGAACCGTTTCGACAAGAACCCGCACCTCGCGGACGCCAAGGCGGCGTATGACCACCTGGACAACAGTCTCAAGACCATAGATCCGAATGACTTCACCATGCCGAATATGGAGAACATCCGGCGTGACCTCCAGCAGAAGGCGATGGAGACAGAGAGCGGCCCCGCTCGATACATGATCGGCCAGATGATCGACGGGATCGACAGCGGCATCAGCAAGGTGGCGACGAAGCCGGGAATGTACGCGGGCGACGGCGCTGCGGTGGCGAGCGATATGGCCAACGCCCGTAAGCTGAACGTCGATTGGATCAAGCAATTCGGCAATGAAGCGCCATCGAGCTTCAAGCCCACGATGAACACGCTCCCGAAAGACTTGGCGACGGCTGATGACAGCCATTTCCACGCCGCCGGCACGGGCCTCGGCAATGCGCTGATGAACGAGGGCAAGGGCGGCGTTCTCTACAATCACCTCAAGCAATTTGTGCCGAAGGAAACGCTCGACAATTACCTGCGTCAGCCGATGCTGGCGGGCGATTCGGCAACCGTGATGAAGCGGCTGAACACGCCCATCGCGCAAAACGTCTTTGGCTCCGATCTCGACAGGGCCAAGCGGCTGGCCGCTTCGCAGGACACCAAGACGCTCATGGGCAAGGTGGCCCCGGTCGCTAAGTGGGGATTGGAGGCAGCGGCGCCTTTCGTTGGCCACGCGCTGCTTCCGGGTGGCGGCGGCGCCTTGGCTGGAGCAGCAGTGAGTGCTGCCGGGGAGCTTGCGAGCAGGAAGTTTTTCCCGCACGGCGTCGGCAACAGAGCGCCGCTCTTTGAGCGTTACGCGGGCAAGCCGGCGCCTGCGGTGGCCCTGCCAGATAAAGGGTTGCGCGCTGCGCTCCCGCTGGTGAGGCCAAGCAGTTACACGCAATTCCTCAAGCCTTCGACCTACAAGGGCGGGAGGCTTCCCGTTGCAGCCATCGCCGGCCATCGCCCGCCTGTCGGCGCCACCGCCACGGCGCCAGGAGAACCGACCGCAGACACGGCGCCGAGCGTCAATCCGCTGGCGGGGATGTCCTATGGCTACGACCCCACCGGGCAAAACCGATACGCCAGCGGCGGCGCTGTGAAAGGCCACCAGCATCTGGTAGATCGGCTATTCGCCGCGCATGAGCGCGCCAAGCGCGAGGAAAAGGCGCATACTGCGGGCATCCTGCACCAGCCTGACGAGGCGGTCGCAAAAGCCCTTCATGTCGCGCAGGCGGCTATCTGAGGATCTGGCCATGACTGAATTTACACCAGGCAAAGGCCTTAACGTACCGGCTGCAGGGACGCCGAACTGGGACGTGCCGGTGAACACCGACTGGCGCTCCATCGATCAGGCCATTGCGGGAGTGCAATACGTTAATGCCGCTGGCTTCACCGGCAACGTCAACCTGTCCAATGCATATCCAACTGGTTCATCCGATCCCGCCACTACGCTGTCCTGCTTGCCCTCCACGATTGTCATTTACGGAGCTATTGCAGGGGCGGTCAATCTGGTGTTTCCAGACGGCCTTGTGGGCCACTGGATCATCAGAAACGCAACCGGCGGGAATTTTGCAGTAAACGTCGTCACGTCTACCGGTACATATAACTATATGTCTGTTCCGCAGGGTGTCTTATCTCACGTCCATAGCGACGGCCACACTTTTTATTTTGTCGGCGCGAGCGGCACCACGTCGCAGCTTGCGATGATTGGTGAGATCAAAGCCTGGTCTGGCGGCTGGGTGCCGACGCAGTGGATGGCTTGCGATGGCCGCTGGCTCGACAGGTTTGCCAACGGAGGGCAGTACGGGCCGCTCTATAACGTTTTTGGCTTCGCCTATGGCGGCAACGGCTCCAATGCATTCGCCATTCCCGATTTGCGAGGGCGCGTGGTGGCGGGCGCAGACAACATGGGGACGCTAGGCAGCGCCAATCGCCTGAACGGGTGGGGGATGACGGCTGTCGGCGGCGTGGCGAATCTGGCCTTGACCACCGATCAGTTGCCGTCGCACACGCATTATGATTATGGCCACGGGCACAGCGTGGCCCAGAACCCGCATCACCACACTATCACCATTCCTGACAATAGCGTCGGGGGACAGCCAGGCGTGGGCTACAGCGGCCAAGGCTGGCCATGGGCTGGAAAACCGACGACCGACGAGACTGTCCCCTTGGGGATCTATGCCGGCTACGCCAGCCTCACGAACACCGGCAACGGCAACGCCTTCTCGATCCTGCAGCCGACGCTCGTCCTGCAATACATCATTTACACGGGCGTCTAGGCGGCTCTCGTCTGGTAACAAGCGATCATGTGCTTGGGGCAGTAGATGGTCACGCCGGGTCTATCGACCGTCTCGCAGCAATAGGTGACGCCCGCCGGCGAGCGCGGATCTCCGAACGGATAACGGCAGGTGAAAGCCGTCAGGCCCATGATCGTCCGATCCTGGACAGGCGGCGCAATGGGCGCGGCGATTGTCTTCATCTTGGGCGTCCTCGGCGGTCTGGGTTTACGAGGCGCCAGAACGCTCGCGGCCCGACTGACGTCGAATCCGCGAGCGCGGAGCCTGGATATGACACCGATGATCGCGTTCTTGGTTTTACCCAATTTTTCGCCAGCCTCCGTTCCACTGAAGCCGGCTTTCCACAGGGCCAGGATCGCGACTTCGTCGCTGTTCATTTCAGTTCGTTTGGTCATCTGCCTTTTTCTCGTATCTCACGCCGCAGAACGGGCAGTATGTCGGAACGATGAGCGGCATCTTGCTGCGCATGCTGGTGATGATTTTTTCGCTCGCGATCAGCGTGGGGATCACGATCAGATGACCATCGATAACACGAAAGGCGGTCGTCAGCCTGGCGTTGTTGTCGGCAATCATCTTGTTCATGTCGTCGGCGCAATTGCAGGTCACGGCGTTCTCCACGTCGCGAGGGGTTTCGGGTTGAAAAGCATCGAGGCCTCCACCGTGGCGTTGTGACGGGCCTTGACGCGATGCAGGACATAGGGTGCGGCGAGCGTCGAGGCGCTCCACATTGCTACAGCCAAGCTTAAGCTTAATTTCTTCACCATAGCGCCACCAGCATCGCAAAGGCGCACACCCCTGATACGGCGCCGATCACATACCCTTTCCAAAAGTCACCGCTCATCTTGATCTCCCAAATTGTCGATGTTGAATACGGCGTTGTCGATTTTCCTGTCGAGGATCGCCAGAATCTCCGCGTATTCCTGCTGGAGCGCGAGGCGCAGCGCCCGATAGGCGTCCGCTTTGCTGGCGTACCAGGGACCGCCGGTGCCCTGGGCGTCGGTCCTGTCGGTCCTGCTGTAGCTGTGGGCGCCGGCCCTAAAGCAGCCTTGGTTGACTTTTCGGCTGTATGCGTCGAAGTTCCAGCCGGTCTGATTTAGATCGCTGGGGACCAGCCTGTGCAGGACGAAATCGCGAAAGCGCATGGCGCGCGCTTCGTCCAATTGTTTGACGATGAGGTCGAACGCCGCTTTTTCGGCCTTGGTCATGGCCATCAGCGCAGCCTCGCTCTGAACCCCAGCTTTTTGCTGGTGGCGTTGAACTTATCGACGGTCGCCCGCTTCAAATCGATGCCGGCTTTGATGGCGATCAGCGAAACGTAGACTTCCACGTCAGCCAATTCTGTCGCCAGATCGGCAACGGTGGCGCGCGAGCCATCGAGGCCCAGGCGTTCGCGCTCCAGCTTTTTGATCACGTTGCAGGCTTCGCCCATTTCGCCGGCGGCGGCGTTGCCGTAATAGGACAGATCGAGCTTGTCGCTGTTCGTCCACTCAAGCTGGCGGGCGATGTTGGCCTCTTCCAGCGTGTCATAATAGATGACAGGCTGGGCCTTTCTGGGTATGGGCTGCACCTTTTCGAGCACCCCGGTAATCAAGTTGTGGGCGACTGTTTGATCCATGCAAGCTTTATGAGCAAGCAACACGCTCATGGCTTCGATTTCTTCAGGGGTCATGCTTGGGTTCCTCGTTTTTTGAGCGGGGGCGGATCTAGCCGCCCCCTGGGGTCAGACGGGTTGACGAAAAGCGACGATGCGGCGGATCGACACCATGCCGTAGCCGACATTGTGCCGGTGGTTGCCCGACAGCAGCAGGATCGACGAGGGATAGACTTTGGCGACGATCCCGATGTGATGGGGCAGGACG